GAGAAGTATTTCATGATAAATTGAAAGCAATCATTGATAATACTCTAGTTCCTGATGAAACTAGTTTCTTATCTTATTATGAGGATGGAGATTACTTTAAAGTACATTCTGATAATTGTAAAATAACAATAGTAAATTGGATCTTTAAAGAACCTAAGAGATTCACAGGTGGCGAGTTAGTCTTTCCAGATTATAATAAGACTATCGAATTAGAATCTAATAAGGCAATCATATTTCCTGGTAAGATACGACATGCAGTTAATACAACAAGTATGGATGAGAAGTTTAAAGGTATGGGAAGGTGGTGTATTTCGCATTTCTTACATTGACATATACATAGAAATACTTTATAATAAGGGAGTAATTACAAATAACTATGGCAAAAGGTTTTACAGTTAAAGCCAATGCACCTAAACCCAAGAAGGAAGAATGGGATTATGATGCAATCAAGGCAAGGATGAAAGGGAAAACGATTGTATTCTGTCTTCCAGGAAGAGGATGTTCGTATGTCTTTCTGAAAAACTTTGTACAACTCTGTTTTGATATGGTTCAGAATGGAATGAGTATACAGATTTCACAAGATTACTCTTCAATGGTAAACTTTGCAAGATGTAAGTGTCTTGGAGCAAATGTATTAAGGGGTCCAGAGCAAATTCCTTGGGACGGTAAGTTAAAGTATGATTATCAACTATGGATTGACTCGGATATAGTCTTTGATACACAGAAGTTCTGGCAGTTATGTGATCTTGCAGTACCTGCTGATGACAAAGAAGGCAATCCAGTTCCTGAAAGAGAGATCACAGGCGGTTGGTATGCTACAGAGGACGGCACAACTACATCTGTTGCCCACTGGTTAGAAGAAGACGACTTCCGCAAGAACGGTGGAGTTATGAACCACGAAACTGTGGAGTCGATCAGTAAGCGTAAGAAACCATTCACTGTAGACTACACAGGTTTTGGATGGGTGATGATCAAGAACGGAGTCTTTGAGAAACTTCCATACCCTTGGTTTGCTCCTAAGATGCAAGTCTTTGAGTCAGGTAAGGTTCAGGATATGTGTGGAGAAGACGTATCGTTCTGTTTAGATGCTAAAGAACTAGACTATGAGATCTGGTGTGACCCTCGTATTCGTGTAGGACATGAAAAAACACGCATTATCTAATGAAACTCTATGGGATCTCGTTGCTGAGATCCTTACAGAACTCTCGGAGCGTGACTCGGTTCAATATAGGATTAGAGCAACGGAAGAATCACTAGCGCAAAAACTCGAACAGGAGGTAAACACAGATGGCTAAGATGTACACAACGGGGGGAAGGGAAGAAATACTAACCCGTCCGAAAAAGTCTCGACAGGGAAACGGAAAACATACCAAATATGCCGCTTCCTCTCGTAACGGAAAACCAAAAAGAAGCAGAGGGCAAGGAAAATAAATAAAAGGGACTCGAAAGAGTCCTTTTTTTATTGAATAGAGGTAACATGGAACCAAAAATGCTAAGAGAAATTGCAAATGATGCTATAACACCTAAGAAAAAAGACGTAAAAGTGCAAAATGACCTCTATGAAAAGAAAAATGATGGAGATTTCTACGAAGGTCTTGACTATGACGATGAATTTTATAGTGGTGCTGAATTATAATGCAAACTTCGGTGATAAATAAGTTATATTTACTACGTATATAAGCAAATAGATGCCTTTAGAGCGAGTTAGTCAAGGTTTCAAAGACCTTAGTATGACATTTCAGGCAAACCCCCTGAATGCAGATCTTATTGGTCTTAAGAATGAGAATGCAATTGCTCGTTCAGTGCGAAATATTGTCATGACCATACCTGGGGAGAAACCATTTAATGAAAACTTTGGTTCAAAAGTAAGTGGACTCCTATTTGAGAATGTTGATGATATCACTGCTGGTGTGATTTCGGATGAAATTACAGAATCTATCACAAATTATGAGTCTAGAGTGTCTTTAAAGAATGTAGAGGTAATTCCTAATTTTGATAACAACTCATTTGATGCGATTGTTACGTATAACATCATAGGGGCAGACACTCCACCGCAAGAGTTACAGTTCGCCTTGTTACCAACGAGATAAAATGCCATTAGTCAATTTTTCTAATCTGGATTTTGACCAGATTAAGACAACGCTTAGAGAATATCTTAAAGCGAACTCCAATTTTACCGATTATGACTTCGAGGGATCTAACCTTTCCTCGATTATTGACGTATTGGCATATAATACCTACATAACTTCTTATAATGCTAACATGATAACCAATGAGGTTTTCATTGATAGTGCTACTCTGCGGGAAAATGTAGTATCACTAGCAAGAAATATAGGTTATGTACCAAGATCAAGGAAGGCAGCAACGGCATCGGTTAGTTTTTTCGTAGATTGTTCATCAGTTATACCAACTCCTGCTACTTTAACCCTTAAAAAAGGTCCAATAGCATCAAGTGAAGGTTCTTTTGGTGGTGCATCGTTCATTTTTTCAATTTTAGAAGATATTACAGTCCCAGTTAATTCTGGAATTGCATATTTTGACGATATTTTAATTTCTGAAGGCACATTACTGACTTCAAACTACACTTATTCAGGAAGAAACCCAAATCAGAAGTTTATTTTACCAAATAGTGGTATTGATACTGCATTAATATCTGTTATAGTTAAAGGAAATGAACAATCTACCAGTTCTACAAAATATACGACTCAAGATAGTCTTTTAGACATTAAATCTGACTCAAAAGTCTATTATTTACAAGAAATTGAAAATGAACGGTATGAAATTTTCTTTGGAGACGGAATTTTTGGTAAAAAACTTGAAGAAGGCAATTATATTTCAGTAAATTATATTTCTTGTAATGGAGATAGTGCAAATGGCGTAAATCAGTTCCAATTTTCTGGTAAATTATCTTATATAAGGAATTCTCAAGAATATACAGTCACTTCTGGTATTTCTTTACTTACAACTGGAGTAACAGCTCAAGGTGGAGAGGTAATTGAGAGTGTAGATTCAGTTAAAAAGTTTGCACCACGAATTTATGCGTCTCAAAACCGTGCTTTAACAGCAAATGACTATGAAACACTAATTCCTTCTAAAATTTACCCCGAAACAGAGTCAATTTCTGTTTTTGGAGGTGAAGAATTAGTTCCTCCTCAGTATGGTAAGGTCTTTATTAGTATAAAACCAAGAACTGGTGACTTTCTACCTAATTTGATTAAAGAAAATATCAAAATGAGGTTGAAGAAGTATGCAGTTGCTGGAATTGTCCCAGAAATCCTTGATTTGAAGTATCTTTACTTGGAAGTAGACTCAAAAGTCTATTATAATACTAATATGGCTCCAAGTGCAGAGTATGTTTCTACATTAGTGCAAGAAAATACAACAAAATACTCTGAATCTACTGAATTAAATCGTTATGGAGCAAGATTTAAGTATAGTAAGTTCTTATCTATCATTGATGACAGTTCTGAAGCAGTAACATCCAATATTACAACGGTTCAAATGAGAAGAGACCTTCGGGTTGCTCTTAATTCGTTTGCAGAATACCAAATTGGGTTTGGAAATGAGTTTTATATTAAGAGTATGAATGGTTATAACATTAAAACATCTGCATTTAGAATAACTGACTCTACAGAAGATGTTTATCTCTCTGATATTCCAAATACAAATAGAGAAACTGGTTCTTTATTCCTCTTTACCTTACCTAATCCTAGTTCAACTAGTCCTACCATAATTAAGCGTAATGTTGGTAATATAAATTATAAGAAAGGGATTATAACAATTAATCCAATCAATATTATAAATGGTAAATTAAAAGATGGGCAAACTATTGTTGAGTTGTCTGCTTGTCCTAAATCCAATGATGTGATTGGATTACAGGATCTATATTTACAACTAGATATTAGTAACAGTAATTTTGAAACTATTGTTGATGAAATTGCTTCAGGATTAGACCCTGCAGCATCTAATTATATCGTAACCTCTAGCTACCATAACGGGAACTTAGTAAGATCATAAAATGTCAGAAAAAAGAATCCAATTCAACAACATAGTACAGAATCAACTTCCTGTATATACCACGGATG